GGATTGATGTTGTTAGAGTAGTACGGCCCAATAAGGAAGTCATAGCTCAGCCCCTCCTGCCCGAAGATCACATTCTCAGCGACGCCGGCAGAGTTAGGTACTGCAATGCTTTGTATCATATACCCAGGCTCTGGTGTAGTCAAGGATATTTTGAGGTAGTCCTTGTATACATAGCCGGGTGCTACCTGTAGCTCTTCTTCACGGCAGTTGTAGGTAACCTCTGACAACACATTCACAAGGAACATGTAGTCATTTGGGAACTTGAATCTGTAGATGTCAATGTTCCCGTTTGTACGTGACGTATACCCCACCCCCATATAGCTGGAGTTCTGTGTGGTATAGTCTTCAACAAGATGGCGGAGGTCATCGAGTCTCTTTTGAGACTGTTCAAACCCCCGCCGATACTTGTTGCCTAGCATGTTGTAGCGTTGGGAGATAAGTCTGCGCACAGCGGTGTTGAGTTCGTAATCGATCTCTTCTTGAAGCAGGTTGTCTGCCTGAAAGGATGCAATCTTTTGCACCCCCAGGTTAACCGCTATATGCATCTCCTCTACTGTCATGCTAGTGTTTTAAGTTTTGCTCTCATAGCGTTGATAGCGCCTGAGTTCTTTTTGTTATTGAAATAGACAATGGTGTCATTCATATCCTGTCCGATGGTTTCATCTTCATGAATAATCTGATTCCCAATCTTGCGAAGCACACCGCGTTCGATGAGCTCTTCAATTTCTGCTCTGAGATCAAGGTTCTTGTCAGTAGATACCTTGAGGAACAGTGCAGGGTTGCTGTCTTTGGATCCGTAGAGCATATTCTCTACCTCCATGTCACTCAGCCTATCAGGGTTGGTCTTGTTCATCACCCGCAGTATGCGTCTCATCTTTTCAGGGTTAGATGAGATTTTGATGAACTCCTTATCTGCGTCCTTCTTCAGCTTGATCTTGTTGTTAGACTTAATCAAGTCAGCTTCGGGGTCGTAGATGTAGAATTTCTTGTGAGCGTTGCTCTCCATGTCTGCCTTGTTCGCCCCAACCTGGCGGTGCCGTTGACACCACTTAAAGGTTGCGTAGTCCATAGGATTCTCTGGGTCCCCATTCTCATCAAGACCAATATTCAATTCAACTCCTTCGAAAGGAACTTTGAGGGACATGTTTGTCCAGAACTCTTTCTCGGATCTTGCCCAATCTGGATGGTCAGGTGGAACATCAAGTATTCTTCTGAGATGGCGTTTGGATTCTTCATCCTCGAACCCTTTAAGAGGTTGCCTTCCCACATAGATTGAACCGATTGAGATTCTAGCCGTTGCCAGAATTTCTTTTGGGAGGTAGCCGTTAAGCTCCTTCCGTCTTATATACACTTTTTTCATGTTCTTTTGAGTTTAAGAATAACTATATGTAGAGTCGCATATCAGGGGGACCACCTTCGTGATCCCCCCTTTATGCAAACCAAACACCAAATTACGATGCAGTGCACTGCAAATCCAGCGAGGTATCGAATCTGCGGAGCAGGATACCAGCCGTCTTCAGCATGTGCACAGAAGCACCGTCTATGTCACTTGCGCGGGTATCCGACTCTTTGAACCCTTTCGGGACGACGGAACCTGCAACAGCCCAACGAAGCATCTCACGACCCTTCTTGTTAATCATCTGGAGGTTGTTTTCTCCATCATAGTTGGACTGGTCAACGAAGACCATTCTGTAGCTCTCGAGCGGAAGACCCGTCTCCGGATGCTTCTTGGATGCCTGAGCAACAGGACCATGATCGAACAGCGGAACTTTCACCACGTTCACCGAGTGACCATCAACGTGGTCATAGGAGGTGAAGTATCCAGTAATGCCAAGGCTACGACCGCTACCAGTGATAAACTTAGACTCAGTAGTTCTGAGGTAAGAGTTACCACCGCTAGTGTTGACAGTTGTACCGCTCACACCATTAGCGTAGTAGTTGCGCAGAGCCTTATCGAACTCACGTGCACCACCAATACCAGTGAACAATGTCACCTGCTTATCAGTAGCGTCGGTCATGCCATAGAACAAGTCACCAATCACATTCTCAATCTTACGCTGAGTAAGGGTGGAGTATGTGTCCTTGTTGATGATCTGCTCAAAGAGACCCGGACCGGAGATAACGGGCTGACCGTTCTCGTCCAGCATCTGGTTACGACCGTTGTCGTCGTAGGTACGCTGGCCATACCAGTAGTACATCTCACACTCTTCCTTAAACTTGAGCATGTGACGGTACTCCTCGTAGTCCATCCAGAGCTTGGTGCTTTGTCCCTCCTTCATTGGGAGTTCGAACTCAGCAACATAGTCCTTAGCGTTACCAGAGAACTGGTAAGACTTACGGACCGTACCAATCTTGGAGCGAACCATTCCCGGCGCCGTCCAGTTGGAGGCGTTACCGCGGGAGAAGTCAACACCAACGTTAGCGAACAGCATACCCCAGAGAGCACCAGCAGCGAGATCACCACCAGCAGCATTACCCAAGCCAGCGGCGTTGGGCTTAACAAGTTGGAGTGTGTATTCGTAACCGTCAGCAACCGGCTCAGGGTCCTTCATAATACGAGCAAGCTCACCAGATTGGGAGACGAGCGTGTAAGGGAAGATGAACCACTTGTCCGGGAAGATCACAGAGAACGGGGTGCCGTTAGCACCAATATTCGTCTGCGAAGCAGCCTGGGTTGTACGCACAACCGGACGGGTAGCAACCTCATGAGTTTTAACACGGTACTCGTACTCAAATCTCTCGATAGAGCGTGTGTTTCCAACTCCCTCGGTCAGAAAAGAAAGCGGGAACTTCTTTTCTTCACGTCCAGCCAAGTGCGTAATGATAGGGGAGAGCTCTTCGGGCTTCTCCATCAAAGCATTGACCAACGAGTTAGTGTCGGTCATCTGCGAGTCATTGTAGTACGTTTTCAGTACCTGCATCAAAGCCATGATAGTTATATTTAATTATTAATTGTTTGCTTTAGAAAAGCGCGGTTATGTCCAGATTGTCTGGATCAAATGCCTGTTGCTTACGTCTGCTTTGACCTTTGGCGCTGCGGACTCTCTCTTGATTAGAGACAATACGCTCACGCAGATTGCGTGCGCTTTCAGTCTTAGCCTTCGTAGAAATGATATCTTGGAGGTTAAACCCACTAAACATCAGATAGTCGATTGCAAGCTTGATATCCATATCAGCTTCCGAATAATCCACGTCTCGTTGGGTTCTCCCACTGTCATCAATCGGGGCAGAGATATACTCAAAGAAGTTTGACTTGTCTCGGTCAGGTATTCGGATACCTGCGAACTCACGTCCTTCCTCAAGTGTATTTGCTACCCCATCCCAGAACTCTTCTTGTTCAGCTTCTTGCTGTTGGAAAACTTCCATTTGCTGCTGATACATTTCCTCTCGCTGCTGCTTCTGTACTTCAGCAAGAGAGTCTTTGGCGATTTTGGCTTTACCAAACAGCTTGCCGGAGTCTTCGTAGTCCTCCAACATTTCGTTGATGAACTCATTGTCATGTCCCTTGAATTGGAAATACTGTGCAAGCACAGCTTTCTGCGTCATGGTATCTTTTTCCGTCAGCTGCAGATTGTCAAAGTCATTCTGTGGGTTATGTGCTTGAAAGAACTGGTCGGACTCTCCTCCTGCGAGGACGTAGTCCAGGTGCCGTTGAACTTCAGGGAACTGCTCGAATAGGTCCTGGATTTGGGCCTCAGCAACTTCCTGTGACATGTCTCTTACATACTCCGTCAAACCTTCGACGGTATCATCGTACTCGTTTTCAAGTTCAAAGCCCAGTATGTCAGAGATCTGATTTGCTATCGGAGAATCTTCTAGATCGCCCTGAGGCTCTTCGTCTTGTTCTCTGTCTTCAACGTACGTTTCTTCCCCCTCTTCTCGCTGGTAATTATCATCATCAGCATCTTCGTCTCCTCTGTCGTACTCCTGCGCATCCTCGTCTAGCTCATTCGGCTCCTCTACCTGCTCAACTTCTTGAGTAGGTTCATCGACAGCATCGAGGCCTGGTGCCCCATCACCAATGACATCGTCAAAGGAGATAGCGTCGAAGTCTAATTTGTTGTTTGGGTCTGTCATAATGCAAAGGTATTTAGTGTTTTATGGTCTACGAGTATTAAAATATTTTCTATACCAGCTATTATTATATCTCACTGGCTATCTTTTAGCTTCTGCAGTCTAGACTTATAGTCTGCTTTTACAGCTTTAACTCTAGCACGTCTCTGTGCTCTTTTGCTAGGTTCCTTAGGCTGCTTGGACTTTCTTCTGTCCTTAAGATCGTAGGCTTTCTCCTTGACCTTATTAGCTATCTTTTCAGTAATCTTAGCTTTAGGCTTTTTGGTTTCTTTTTTGTCAGTCCTGACTATGTCTTGTTCAGGGATATCGTTCTCGATAGGCCCGGCTTGCTTGCCTTCAAGTCTCTGTATATCAGGAGTTTCGGGACGCTCAGGCTCCATCTGAGCTTTCATATTTACGTTTTGTTGCAGAGCTGCAGCTACTTTGTCCGCTTGGCTTTGATTGTATATAGCGTCAGCAAGTCCCCTTGTGTACTGTGGGACATTGCCTATGTATCTGTAGAATCTGAATGATTCTCTATCACTATCACTAGGGAGCTCATTTCTTCGTACTGTTTCCTGAAACTTGTGCATGTCCCCTGTTTCAGCACTGTAAGCTTTTATAGCTCCGGGATTGTTGTAGTCATAGTCTCTAGCAGGTATTTCACGTCCCATGAGCATATTTAGAGCTGTTCTACCCATAGTGCCTAAGTCTGTTGGTCTCTCAGCTTCACCTGAGTATATGACTGTGTGGTGAGGTCTTATAACTGTATTCTCAGGGGAGTCAGGTTTGTTATAGTTTCTCCTTGACTTACCTGTTATAATGGTCATGTCCCCAGGCTGTCTTTCTCCTGCAGGTACTTCTTCAAACCCAGTTACACCTTCTGCTGTCTCTCGTACAAAAGTCTCATTACCACGTATTGGCCTGCCTTCTGAGTCTGTTATCTGCCTAGCTCCTGCCTCTTCGTACGCAAAGCACCCCATAGTTGTGCAGTATATCCCACGCTGGGATCCGTAATCTGTGGGGTTAGCCAAATGCAGATTATAGTTTGGCATTATCTCCTTCAGGCCCTCAGGTCTGTTGCGCATCTGATCACGCAGAGGATCAAGTGGTTTAGCTTCAGGAATGGTTCCGGAGGGTGCGGGATTGTAGTCAAGTATGTTTTCGTAAGCTCTTTTGTCTTCCCCAGACAAGTTCTCCCATCCCTCAGCTATACGCTTAGCTGTAGGTATGACATTCTCACGAACTCGCTGTACGTTTTCTTTCTCTGCAGCTAGGTCTCTCTCAAACTTATTTACTAGCTTCTTCTGGCTTTCAGCTTGTTGTTGTGAGAAGTCTACAGGATTAGTAGCTTCGAGAGAAGGAAGCAAGTAGTCTACTACAGATCCTCTTTGAGCTCTCACCCTTCCTTGCTCTGGATAGATTATTTTACTAGTACTACGAGGAGGTATCAACCCCATCATTCTACTATTCCTGTATTTGTCTATCTGAGTAGTGACGTTTCCCTGTGGATCTGTGATAGAGAAAGTTCGGCCACCTCGTATTCTATTCCCTCTTGTAGTCTCAAAAGATTGATCCCTGGTAATCTGACCGTCATCTTGCATTACGGTCGTGTCTTCTGAGAAGTCTTGGGTGACTGCGGGGCGAAGGAACCCTGGATTTTCATCTTGTGAAGATTGCATGGTTGTGCTGCCTTCAACTCTAAATCCACCACCCTGCATACGTGCGGGGGTCTCAATTACTGTACCATAGTTTGGTCCAGTGTCAAGATTAGTGAGGCCGGGAGGGACGTTCTCGTATGACTTTACGAGGTGTCCCTGCGTATCGTACTTCTTTATGTTGATGGGTGCTTTCATCCCCACCGTATTGAACGGGGTATTAGGAGGAACATCTTTGAAAGCCATAGATGCGTCCGTTCTCCCTGCCTCATGCATTGGTCTCAGTCCTTCTCTTTTCTGATCTGGACTGCTTGCTACAGCCATATCTTGCTGCGAAGGATTAAGTGCAGCCTGTTTGAACAAGTCTACGTAGCTACCTTGATAGCCCTTAGACTTGGCGTCATTGATAATTGCTCTGCGCTGGTCGTTGGTCATACTCCGTTAGGGATAGTGTCACCTTCTTTGTCCAGCGCCTCTTGCTTGAGTCTGATTTCGCGCTCTTTGATCTCAAAGTCACGCATCATCTTCTCCATATCAAGTTGAATCTTGTTTGTCTGGTCCTTGGCCTCTGCGGCAATTAGGGCTTTCTCTATCTCAACCTGACGGTCTTTGTCTTTGCTGAGCTCATCCTGCTGCATTCTTTGCTGCTCCATCTGCATCTGCTGTTGAGCTTGCTGTTGCTGAGCTTGTTGTTGAGCTTGTTGCAGTTCTTCTTGAGCCTTCTCTGCTTTGCGAATCTTGTCCTTGAGCCCGATAAAGTTCTCAGTATCAAACATATCGAGGACTGCGGACGCCGGTACACCGTTCTGAACCATAGACTGGCCGATGGCTCTTGCCTGGTCAAGCTTGTCTTGATCACGCCCAGCGTCAGACATGAAGATTCCAAACTCGGACTCCATTAACTCCATGGATGAGATGTCAAACATCTGTATTGTGGTGTCGGGCATGACATACATGCCTTTCTTTCCGTCAATCCACGCCTCTTTAGAGTAGTCAAGTAGACCCTGCAGCTCACGCTGTTCAAAGCGTGCAAACTTGCGGAACAGGTCTTCGGTAATGTGAGATGACTGTACAATGGCTTGCTGCGATACGGCCTTGCCTTCGTACGGACCAATACCACCCTGGCGCTGTCTATTGACCCCTGATATCTTCTCCCACTCTATCTGTATAGACTCGAGCAGTTGCAGGTACTGACTGATAGTCTTGATAGACATGTCAAGCACAGATTGATGCTGCGGAGACAGTTGTATGCCTTCTTTGTTGTAGTCAACCCATGCAATACCGGTACCTTCAACGAAGTACATAAACTTGTCCATGTCCCACTTTTTCGGGATCATGTTGATGTCGAACTGCGCTATGATGTCCTTAGACCTTGCAATAGCCAGCTCCATACGGTACTTGAAGATGTTGTAGTTCAGTTGGTAGGGGATACCAAGGCTGACGATAGAGATGTTGTCTGAGTTGATGTCAGAATACTTGCGCCCGTTGATCGGGAGCTTGCACTTGGACGGATTGTTTAGAGATGTACGCTGATTCCTGATCGGGTTGATATCGACAAAGAATCTACCGTCTATGCGTGTACCTTCCCACACCTCATTGACCCACTCGTATCGGACCTTGGCCCCCATTTCTTTCATGTTGCTGGAGAGGCGGAAGCCTTCTTCAACAACCATTTCCTCAGGGACTCCTGTCATTGGGTCTAGGTATGTCAGGAACCCTATACGTTTGCGGCTTTTCCAATAGACTGTGATGCACTCTACAAGTCTATTTCTGTAGATGTTTTCATCGCTACCGCTAGCTTCTGCCCTGTACAGTAGGTAGGAGTCTGCTGACGTTTGTTGCGGATTCTCTAGCTCAAGTATTTGCTGGTCTGTCAGGGACTCCCCAAAGATGTCTATGACTGTAGAGGCGTGTGCGTACTTGCGCACCATAGCCCAGTCCCCATCTTCTACAAATTCAAGGTCGGGGTCTTTGTCGTAGTCTATGTCGAGGGGATTCAGGATCTCGTAGCCTGTATCTCCTCTGACTACACTTTTGTGCGAGTATACCTCCCCGGTTACAAGGAAGTGAAAGAAGCCTTTTTGGAACTTGTCCTTGACTTCCTCATTCTGCATGATGTAGTTGATGGCAGCCTGACCTTTGATTGCACGGCTATCTACATAGCTGCGCTCGAACTCCTCCATGATCTGCTTCGGAGGCTGTGGCTCCTGACCCTGCATTTCTTGCGGGGACATCTTTGCAGCGAATATCTCGTTGGCCAGCTGGAGCAAACGAGCCTGCTTCTCTTGTTCTTTGATAGATACACTGTCAGAGTTTGTGACTGTGACTGTGTAGTTGAGCGGGCGCTTGGCCTTCTCACCTATCAGCAGGTCTATGATGGGCTTGATGATGGGGTAGTTGCGCAGCTTTGACGGGAAGTTGTTCCGCGTCTTGCCGTACGGCTTGAGCACATACCTATAATCTTGCTCGTCGATGACCCCGTTGTAGTAGTCATAGAGCGACTTCAGGTATGATCTTCTTTCACTAACCCCAAACTTTGAGAGATTAATGTATGCCTCAACGCATTCTTCTCTCCACTTCTTGGTCTTCTGTGAATAGGGAATGCGCTGTTTAGGTAGTCGCGCTTGTCCGTACATCTATTGCAAAATTATTGATATATGTTGTCGAACCAGTCATCTGCAGACCGGTCTATGAGGATTTCTACGACCTCTTTATTATATAGCTCTCGCGTATGATACATCCCTACCATAAACGCCATGACGCGGTCAAAGTTACCTTTGTGGTTGAACTTGATGAGTTCTTGCAGTAGCGCCGGATCGTAGATTCTGTGCAGGTTAAGTGTAGTGTTTCCGTCTTCGTCAGTGTGCCTGGGTGTGATCAGCCAGTCACGTATGTACAGCTCACCTTGCCGTTTACGCTGCTCGGTCATGTGCATCCCGTACTGTCTTCGGACATTCTTGGATTTCAGCTCTTTTTTGTCCAGCATCTCAAACTCCTCCTGTAGCTTATGAAGCTTGCGATATCTCTTGGCGTAAGCAATGAGCTCTCCACGGTCGTTCTCGAATCCGATCTTGGCGTTGTAGTACTCCGCCAGCATAAATAGATTCCGGTTGTATTCGTCTTGTGTTTTAGGTCGTCCGACATAACTCGCTACAATGATGTCATCAGGTTTGGATAGATTGTTCGGTCGTTTGATCACATAGGCGGCGCCCAGGGACTCGTTGCTCGTAGACTTTGACTGTGCGTACGGGTCATGACATACAAAGTACAAGTTGTGTGGGGTTTCCCCTTCTTTGGTTTTGTACGGGGATGCGTACACCACAACTGCACCTTCTGTCTTGTCCCCCTTCCTGTGCGGGAACTTGATTACGGGTGTGACTTCTTGTGAAGCTCTGAAGCTGACTTTCCCGTCTTTGTTGTGGTAAAGTACCCCAGCTGTCCCTTCACTGTGTAGGTCGTGTGCTTTGACTTTGTTGTACTGCTCTTTGAGTGACGTGACGTCGAACAGGTTGGCTGTTACTTGCAGCGTTGCTTCTTGTGGGGTAAACGGATGTTCCGCCGTATACTGGTCAAGAGCCTTTGGATCGTTTGCCCCTTTCTTCTTTTCACGCTGCTCCTCTTCGTGCTCTCGAGCCGCTTGTACCTGCGAGTTACCGTCATCGTCTATAAACCCATCTAGGTTTTGGTATATGGGGACGAAGTATCCGCACTTGGTGCCCATAGCGCCTGCATCCCACTCGTTGTCAAAGGCCATGCAGTCGTAAGACTCCGGGTGATAGAACAGCTCTTCCATACCGTCAAAGCCATGTCCTTCTTCACCACCTGTACCAAAGGCTATCATGGTACCGAGCGTCTTCGAGCCCTGACGCATAGTAGGCATAGCTACCTCCCATGCTTTTAGCAAGCCCCCAAATGACCCGGCCTCCTCGAAAAAGATCAGGTCACCGGCTTTACCACGCACCTTGTCTGGGTTGTCTTTTAGGGACACCCCTATGATTTGGGACTTCATCCCAAGTTCTACGTCTGCACCGTTAACGTTTTTCTTATACCCTGACTGCTTATGCATTTCTCTGTCACGCAATCGTGGCTGTGTCCAAGCAGTGTTGTCATCTATGAAAGACAAGAAGTCCCATGCTTTGGATAACAGTCCGTCACCGATGAGGTATTCTTTCTGAGATGCAAATACGTAGTTCTTGGAGTTGCGTAACAGGAAGTAGTTGCGGGCCAGCATAGATCCTGCCTTGTACGAGAAGCCCTTACGCCTTGCCTTCAGGACGATCATGTGCTTGTTCTCCTTACGGCATCTGTCTATTGCATGGAAGTACTCGTGGTCCCCGTCGTAGAATGCAGGAAACGTGCGTTCTCTGCGTGCAATCTTTGTACCGTCAGGAAGTGCGTCATCGATGACCCTATCAATGGGGCAGAAGTTGAGATAGAAGTAGTGGTATCCTGTGATGTCCAGATATCCAGTAGTGCAGCGTTCTTTCTGCTCATCCCAGTAGTCATAGTACTCCTTTGTCCCAGGTATGGCGTCGGTGTAGAAGCCTTTATCTAGGTAGGCGTTTGCCGCAGGGGAGTATTTCAGACTGTTCTTGAACATTACTGAGAGTACTTGTTTGTGACGACCCCACCACGGTTAGGGTTGTTTTTGGCCTGCTGCTTCTTGACTATCTCTTCTAGTTCCTCAAGTCCATTGACGACCTTGCCCATCTTTTCTAGGTTGGCTATCAAGTCCTTGGCGTGGTAGATGGGCTTGCCGTGATCATCCAGCACGTTGAGGTTGATGTCTCGGAAGTATTGTTCCAACTTGGATACAGAAGAACGTGCAGCTTTAAGTAGTTTAACTGCAGAGGTCTCAGACAGTTCTTTATATTTGTCTATCGCTCCGAGCACCTTAGGATTGAACTTCATCTTAAGGTCATGTGCAATTTTTTCCTTCCGTTCCTCCTCGTCGTAGACCGCGTAGGGGGAGTTGTGGTCAGTGAAGAAGTATACAGCCCCCAGCTCATTACTCTTCAGTACTTTGAATTCACTGATGGTAAGAGCGTATGGGGAGGGTACTACTACGTTGTTACTTACTACAATCAGCTCGCGCATCTCTGAGGTGTTTTAGTCTACCAGGGAGCACGTGAAACTTCCCTAAGTATGGGAGTCTTACGGACTCAAAGTCTCCTTGCTTTATTGTGCTAGATATATACTTGAATTGGTAGAGGACTGCCTCCTCAATCTTCTGTATCGGGAGGTTGTACTTCGTTGCTAGTTTCTGCAGTATCACTTTTGGGTCCATTTCTCTTCAGCTTTACCTTTCTCCCCTCGGACCCTACCCTTACTTTAGGCCATCGCTTGGGTGTGTCGGGGCAGCTAGATGTTGCCCACTTAGCCTTGTGCTCAACCAGACACCCACACAGACCGCACCGCTCTACATCTGTCTTGAGATGCTCACAGCTGTGGCAGGCTTTAAGTCTGTCCTCGTACTGCTTTGCGGTAACGTGGGGTGCGCCTTGCTTGGCATATTCAACTGCCTCTTTGACGAAGCCCCTGACCATGTCGTAGATAGAAGGCATCAGGAGTTTATTTCAATTATTACTTTGGGGCCTCTCTCAAGAAGCTTGGAGAGAATATACCCATCTTTGGTTTTTTGTATCGCCCCTTTGTCCTTGAGTCTCTTGACGTAAATGTTCAAGGTGTTGGGGTTCTCGATACTGAGTTTTTGTGCCACAAGCTTCTTGTTCTCCGACGAGCACAGGTTTACTGTAGTCGTGAGGTCGATGAAGTGAGCTAGCACCTCAAGCTCTTTGTCCGTCAGCTCCAAGATCCCGTTAAAGACCTGCAAGAACTGGTATGTAGTTGTGGGGTTAATCTTGATTCTTCGAGCCATTGTTAAATGCGATTTTGGCTCTCCCATCGACCACGGATATTGTAGACCTTTGAGATTGCCTGTTGAACTCTTCCACGTACTCCGATATGTTTTCCCGAGTAACGAGGAAGGATAGGAATACTTCGAGCTCTTTTGCAGCACGAGTAAGCCCAGCCAGAGAGTCGTCTGCCTTGCTCTGTGCTTCTCGTAGTTCGTCGAAGTCTTTGATCGGTATGGTTACCGTTCCGGTCATTAGGAGAACTTACCACAGATTGAGAACTCGTTCACCATCACGTACTTCTCCTCGCCTACCTCGATCACAAGACCTTCGGTATTAGGGTGTACCATTACAGTATCCCCCTTCTTAATGCTCTCGCAGTTTGGGCCGGCTGCAACAACCTGAAGAATATTTGTACGCAACGACCTAGCTGCTTCATCGCTAAGAAGGATGCCAGCTTCAGTTTCGTTTTGCTTCTTAAATGGGAGGACTACCCAGTCTCGGGTAGGGTGGAAGTTAAATGCCATAATGCTTGGTTTATGGCAAATATAAAAGAAATTCTTATATCAAAGAATGTCTTTGAATTTCTCTGAGACTTTAAAGCTTGGGCATGCTTTGGAGGAGAACTCGTTATGTCCGTGCAGAGAGATGTCGTTATCAGTCACCATACGCAGTGCGTAAATCAGCTCCCTGATTGCGTGCTCTTGCTCTTCGGTCATGGTGTCTTTGGGCTTCATGTCTGTATCCATGCCCCCGATGTAGCACACCCCAACTGAGTCTTTGTTATGCCCTTTTACATGAGCCCCGGGTTTGTCAATTGCTCTACCCCCGCTTATGCATCCATGGATATCCACAACATAGTGATATCCGATATCGCTCCACTTGTTGCCGTCTACGTGCCATCTTCTGATATCGTCTACAGTAACGTCTCTCCCCTCAGGTGTAGCAGAGCAGTGGATGATAATGCGTTTGATCTCCCTCATGACTAGATACAATTTTCCCCCTCAGGTTTCCTGTCTAACGATGGATTTCCACTCGCCGTGTTTAGCCTACGTGGGGGCAATTTCTGTCAGCCTATAGCCTTGGTCCCACCCGAGTTTTATACCATCGTACTTTTCGAGACTACCGGGGACGACTTTCAGATACCTATGTTGATACCCTACTCAAACCCGATGTCTAGGCCCCTACTCTGGTTACCTCAGGGCCGGTCTCCTTTGAGGTCTCTTGTGTCAAAGATAATGTATATCTTTGAAACGTGCGTTACACCGGTCGTGTTGTTTCGCTCCTAGGACAAAGAAGGCCCCGTAGTTGGGGCCTTCACTTTTATCTGCCTTGACCTCTGTACGCTTTCTTGTACAGTTTAGACCCCTTGTTTTTAGACGTCTTAGTCTTAGCGTGTATTCCGGGTCTGTTGACCTTGTCTTTAGGATTGAAGTTGTGTGTGGCTTTCATGCTCCCAATCTACGAAAAAAAAATTCTGAAAAATTTTTGAGAGCGAGTTCCTACACCATCACAGACCCCTGCTATGCTACGGACTTCAAACACCCCCAACATGTATAACTTGAAAGATTACCGTCTCTCGAAGGACGGACAGTACCTATGGCACCCAACGCCTGTCAATGTCAACATGGAGACCGGTCGGGTCACCGAGGGACAGCAGGGACCGCCTATCCTCATCACGCCTGAAATCATGGCGCTGTGGAAGAAACTGACGGGAGCGTAAGCTCCTGTCATATACCTATCCTAGGTATTCGTTTGTCATGATAGTGTGTGAGTAGACGGTCTTACCGTCACTCACCACTTTTTCCCTCTTCTCTACCTCACATCAATCCACTCACATTCAATTGTATTACACAATGCCTTACGTAAACCATGACCTGGGAGATTTGATCAACAACTATGTAGTCATTCTCCGCAACACAGATAGCTCCAAGGAAGTAGTTTGGTTTGACAACTATGAGGAAGCTAAAGCATTCTCTGCAAGTGTTAACAACGCACTGCAGATTATCCCTACACCTAACAGCAAGGTGTACTGAGTAAGTCGTAATCCCAAATAAATCCTAACGCTGCAGAGTTAGGTCACCGTGGCTGTCCGTACAACAGCAATCAGTTTGAATAGCATACAACAATGTCTATTAACTGTGGTCGGTGTCATCAAGAAGGTGAGAATCCTTCTTACGCTTGGTGTATGCCGGGGCTCATGTCTATCGTACAGATAGCATTAGTGTCTATAGAATATACCATAACCTTGAGCAATCATGATTTTACTCAGCAAAACAAAAGAAGGACAAGTCAAAGAGCTTGAGAAAGAGCTCAGCATTCAACTCGCAAAGCAACAGCTTCATACGAGGCTTGCTTACGACAAGAAAGAACAGATTCTCTACAATGTAGGTGAGAATCAAGCAGCACTGATTGGTCAGTTTGCAGACCATGTAAGGTTTGCAGATAGAGCACAACGCTCTGTCTATCAACTCAACGACCAAATCAGAATGCTATGAAGAGGTCAACAGCAATCTTGATGATACAAGGGGCCATTGTGCTCCTTGTAATCATCGTTCTTAATTTGTGAAGACATCGCCAGGCTACCTATTGACGAATAGGTCTTGCTCTATCGAAATAGATAGAGTATTGAGTCCGGCCCGTAGCGTGCCCTTCGGGGAAGTGGCATTGAGTGACGACTCATTGCTGCGTCGATACTCTGCCTAGGGTTCATGTCCTAGGTAAACTTGCTCTTCTACAACGTATAGAAGGAGTAGCACAGCAGTAATGCTGTAGTAAAAGGTTCCAGCAGTGAGTAGGTGACTGTTAGAAGCTTGGGTGACGATCCTTGCTTTGCGCGTCTACCCTTGGTCTCATATGGGGAGACTCATCACATTCTGATGATAAGAATGAGTTAGTCACGGACTATGTACCGTGCACATAACACAGCTCACTGGTGTGAGGCACAAAGCTCGAAAACGTTCGAGTACGTAACGGGCAGGTTTAGTCAGTTGTTTTTGTTGCGGTTTTACTAGGGGTGCAGTGGTTCGATTCCACTCTGTGTTACAATGAATATACTTTACAAAATAGATATGGAAGACGAAGAAGAAATCTATAATGAGGCGAACCAAGAACCTGTATGTTGGGTCAACGGTGT